CTCGCGGATCAGCATCTGTATATGGCGCAACAGCAGGCCTACCTAACCCATTCGCTCGTAACATGGTCGTAAGCACCGGACAATGGTCAAACATCATGTCACTCAACGATGCAGGACGTCCAATCTACACAGCATCTCAGCCAATGAACGCAGGCGGAGCAGTAGCACCTACATCACTCACAGGTAACGTTGCAGGTCTTAACCTCTACGTCGATCCTACAAACGCAGGCGATGGCGATGGAACAATCCTCGTCGTAAACCCAGACGCGTACACATGGTACGAGTCACCAACATACCGCCTACGCGCTGAATCAACAGCAGCAGGTCAGGTTACAATCGGCTACTACGGCTTCGGAGCAATCGCTACAAAGGTCGGCGCAGGCGCATTTAAGAATAACAAGGCGTAAGCCACACTAAGTCGCTGGCGGCGGAGTGCCCTTCTCCGCCGCCAGTCTTTAGAAAGGATCAGAGCATGGCATTAACAACAGTTGCAGAGCTCCGCACCGCCCTAGGCGTCGGCACCCTCTACGCTGATGCAGTCTTGCAGCAAGTTTGTGACGCTGCGGATAATGTCCTTCTCCCTTTCATTTGGGCGAACACTCTTTCGATTATTGGGCACAGCAACACAGCCAACACAGGCACTTCATATTTTGCAGATTCAATCGTCGATGTCCTTTATGTTGGCCAAACTGTAAACATCACAGGCGCTGGATCTAAGCACAACGGATCGAAGACCATCACAGGACGCGACACTCGATCCATCACTTACGCGATCACAGGCAACAATAACGCCGTAACACCGCGCCATCCTATCAATCCTTACGGCCTACTCGCCGCAGATACTTATCTCGACCCTTCAACAGTGCCAGCGATTCAAGAAGCCGCACTTATGATCTCGATTGATATCTGGCAATCTCGCCAAGCGCCATCATCTGGCGGCGTGACAATCGATGGCTATCAGCCAAGTCCCTACCGCATGGGCAACACTTTACTTGCTCGCGTCCGTGGCCTTATCGCGCCGTATCTTGATCCGAGATCGATGGTGGGCTAATGGCCGCCATCTCAACACTCCGCGCAGGTATCGCAGCAGCTCTTACAGATAACACAAAGTATTCAGTATTCAGCTTCCCACCTGCGACCCCTATTGCTAACAGCGTCATAGTCGCGCCAGCAGATCCCTACATCTCACCGTCTAACGGCTGGCATGCGTCGATTTCGCCAATGGCTAACTTCGTTATTTCTGTGATGGTTCCCTTGCTTGATAATGAAGGCAACCTGAACGGAATGGAAGATAACATCGTCCGGGTTTTTAACCTGCTCGCTGCATCTTCCTACACCTACAACGTCACCCAGGTATCGGCTCCAGCCGTACTGAGTGCCGTCTCTGGTGATCTACTAACCTGCAATATCAATATCTCAGTCCTAACGAGTTGGAGCTAAAATGTCCGAGTGGGAAAAAGAGCAAGAAGCCTTCCTGATCAAGATCGGGCAGGTAGCACCATCAACACCTAAGCCAGTAACTACTAAGAAAGACGAGGAATAATCTCATGGCTGTATTCTTAAATAACAAGGTCGGCGTGAAGGTTAACTCAGTCGATCTATCTGATCACGTTACCGCAGTAACACTTAACCGCACTTTCGACGAGCTTGAAGTGACAGCGATGGGCGATGGCGGACACAAGTTCGTTAAAGGCCTTGAGGCATCATCTGTCACAATCGACTTCCTCAATGACACAGCTACATCCAACGTCCTTCAGACTTTGCAAGCTGCATGGGGAACAAACGTCACTATCGTTTTACTACAGGAAAAGGGAACAGCAGTATCTGCGACTAACCCTCTCTACACAATGACCTGCCTCATCAACGGCACCACAGACATCAATGGCGCAGTTGCTGATCTAGCAGTTCAAAGCCTGACATTTAACGTTTCAGGCACTACAGTAGTAGCCACAACAGGCACATTCTAAGAAACTAAACAAAGGGGCACAGCATGGCAAAGTTAATCGTCACACTAGCGGATAACAGCGTTACCGAGATCGAGATCACTCCTCGCCTTGAGTACGCGTTTGAGCTATATGCCAAAAAGGGATTTCACAAAGCGTTTCGCGATGATGAAAAGCAATCAGACGTTTATTGGTTGGCATGGGAAGGCCTTCGACTAAGTGGAGTCACAGTCAAGCCATTCGGCGCAGACTTTCTCGAAACTCTAAAGAGTGTAGAGGTTGCAGAGTCTGACCCTTTGGCCTAGGCAGGGATAGCATCCACTATCTCATCGCTCGCTTGAGCATTGAGACTGCTATCCCTCCACAAGATTTAATCGATTTAGATTCATCGATGCTCCAGATGTTACTGAAAGCATTGAAGGACAGAGGAAAGGAGCAAGCAGATGCCTACAGAGCTAAAAGGCGCTAGTCAGCTCCGCAAAGCCCTCAAGCAATTCGCTCCTGACCTCGACAAAGAAACTCGTGACGAGATGGTGGGATTCTTGAAGCCATTGGTCAAGAAGGCCAGAGGCTTCTTGCCATCTAATGCAGACGCTCCTTCTGGATTCGTCAAGCATGAAGTCAAGACGGCAAAGTTTCCAATGTACGATGCAGGCGAAGCACGTCGAGGCATCGGTTATAAATTGACACCGACAAAGCCTAATCGCAACGGTTGGGTCCAGACTGTATCGATTCACAATAAGACCGCAGCAGGTGCGATTGTTGAAACCGCTGGACGTAAGTCAGGCATCTCTGGCAACTTCACGCCTCGATTCTCAGGACAACTCACAGGCCGAGGCAAGATGTCAGGCCGTGCCATGTTCAAGGCTTATTCAGAAGATCAGGGCAAGGCAAAGGCTGGCGTGATCAAGGCACTAGAAACCGCTGCCGCTAAGTTTAATGCGAAAGGCAACAATGGCTGAGTTACGCATCCCGATTATTGGCGAGTTTAAAGGTAAGAAGGCTTTTAAAGATGCTGACAACAGCGTTAAGAATCTTAACAAATCTTTTAAAAGATTAGCAGGCGCAGCCGGTATTGGTCTTAGCACGGCCGCTCTACTCAAGTTCGGCAAGCAAGCCGCCAAAGCATTTATAGAAGATGAGAAATCAGCTTCACAGCTTGCAGTGGCAGTTAAGAACCTTGGCTTAGCCTTTGAGACTCCACGCATTGAGGAGTTCATCTCTAATCTATCCAGATTCGCAGGGGTTGCTGATGATGTACTTCGCCCAGCAATGCAGAAGTTATTGCAGACTACTGGATCAGTTGCTAAGTCTCAAGAATTACTTACGCAAGCCCTAGACATTTCACGCGGCTCTGGCGTTGATTACGAAACAGTCGTTGAAGATTTAACTAAAGCCTATGTAGGACAGACTAAAGGATTAAACAAATATAAACTTGGTCTAACCAAAGCTGAATTAGCTACTATGAGTTTTACTGATATTCAGAAACAACTTGGCGACCAGTTCAAGGGATCTAATGCAGCCTATCTAGAGACTTTCGCTGGCAAGATGGGAGTCTTATCTACCGCAGCGGGTGAAGCTAAAGAGATCATAGGTAAAGGTTTAATAGATGCCTTAATGATTCTTTCAGGTGATACGACAATAGATCAATTAGCCATAAGCATGCAAACATTTGCAACAAATACTGCAAACGTAATTGTAGAAATAGGAAAACTTGCAAGTAAGTTAAAGAATTTTGCAACTGCGACCTCGGGTCCTGAGGCTGGTTTCGCTGGTCAGATTACTGACTTCTTAGATCGTCTTACTGGAAATGAAGAGCGAATTGCAGAACGCGCTCGCATTGCAGCAATTGTGAGAATGGGCGGATATCCTAGTTCAGCCCTTGGCCCCATGCCCGAAGATCCTAATGCGGCAGCTCGCAGGAAAGCAGAAGAAGAAGCCGCCAAGCGTGCCAAAGAATTAGCAGCAATGCAGGCAAAGTCTCTAGCCCTACAGAAGAAGAATCTAGCGCTACAGAAGGCTTCTAAGACTCTCAACCTTGACGCTATCGGTATCGAGGCAGCCCTTAAAGGTAAGATCAGCGAGACAGATCGCATCTCTCTAGAATTACAGAAGGCTATTCTCGAAGGTAATGGCACACTTGCAGAGAAGCTCGCCAAGGATTTAGAAGCAGCGGTCAAGCGTAACAACGAGCTGAAACTGGCCTTACTTGCTACTCCAGAGGCTCCTAACCCTTACCGCAATTGGGTCATCCCTAACATGGGACCAATCGGCGGAGCGTTAGGCTTAGAAGATTTACGTGGACAGGGTGCGGTAATCCCTAGCTTTAACGACATGGGCGCAGGCGCCGTCGGTGGAGCCTTAGGCCTTGAAGACTTACGTGGCAGAAGTGCAGCAGTGCCACAGATAAACATCACCGTAGAACTTGACGGCCAGACAGTCGGCGGAGCAATCCGCGACGGTCAGATCAATGACTCACTCTCTGGATCATTCAGCCAGACAAACAGATTCGGCGCTAAGGGTGCTATTGCACTATGACCCTGCCAGCAACGATTTCGGTATCTTTCGACTTTAGCCAAGGGGCTACGTTCGGCTACCCCTTCACTATTGGCGACCCGATTAACGGCGTAATAGGTGTCTCACAGTTCGCATCTACAGAAGTCCCTGACCCTGTAGTTGATCTCAGTAGCGTCACTCGATCCATTAAGATCAGTCGTGGACGAAACATCATGCGCGACACCTACGAGTCCGGTAGCTGTACGGTCCGAGTCTTAGACCCTGACTCATACTTCAATCCGCAGAATGTCTCTAGTCCCTATTTTGGCTACCTCACTCCACTTCGTAAGATCCGTGTTGCAGCTACTACGGCAACCACTCAGCACTTTCTCTTCTCTGGTTACGTAGATTCCTATAAGTATTATTATCCAACAGGGCAGGAGATTGGCTACGTAGACATCATCTGTTCCGATGCCTTTAGACTCTTTCAGATGGCCAACGTGGCAAGCGTATCTGGTGCAACGGCTGGCCAGACTACTGGCACCCGTATCACTAAGATCCTCGATCAAGTTTCATTCCCTACATCGATGCGAATCATTGACACAGGATCTACAACAGTCCAGGCAGATCCGGGCACAGCTCGAACATCCCTTGCAGCCCTGAAAGCGGCCGAGTTCGCAGAGCAGGGTGCGTTCTTCATCCGCACAGATGGCACCGCAGAGTTTAAGGATCGCACCGATGTCGTGGGATCTCTAGCGGCTACCCCTATCGAGTTTAATCAGACAACAGGCATTCCCTACTCGGATCTTAAGTACGCCTTCGATGATAAATTAATCGTGAACCAAGCCAGCATGACACGCATTGGTGGCACAGCGCAGACGGCCGTAAACGTTGATTCATCAGCTAAATACTTCCCTCACGGCACGACAGTTACAGAGATGATTCCAGAGACAGATGCTCAAGTCCTAGACATTGCCAAGATATACGTAGCAACCAGAGCAGAGACCACGATCCGCATCGATGCAATGACAGTCGATCTATTGGATACAGCAGTCCCTACGGATACAATGATCGGGCTTGATTATTTTGACAATGTGAAAATCACTAACGTCCAGCCAGATGGCAGTACAATCGTAAAGACCTTGCAGGTGCAGGGCTTGGCATGGGACATCACCCCTAATTCAATGAAGTGCACAGTCACGACACTAGAACCTATTGTTGAGGGTCTAATCGTTGGAAGTACAACTTACGGTATAATCGGACAATCCATTATGGGATACTAGGAGAAAACAATGGCAACAGGCTTTCCAGCATCAACGGGCGACATCTTTACAGCCGCGGACTATAACGGTCTAGTCACCTTTGAGATTAAGGCAGACCAGACATCCGACTACACGCTGACGGTTGCCGACTCCTATCAGGTCCTAGTACCTATGAACAAGGCAACAGCGATTGCCCTAAAGATTCCTACCAATGCAAGCGCGGCTATCCCTGTCGGCTCATGTATTACAATTCTCAATGAAGGTGCAGGACTTTGCACCATCTCAGCCGTTGCCTCTGGCACTACTACAGTCCTATCAGCTGGAGCGACTTCAGCTCAGCCTACACTTGCTCAAAATAGAAGTGCGGCATGCATTAAAACAGGCACAGACACCTGGTATATCGTTGGTGGCGTTTCATAGTGATTAGTGCAATTACAGCAGGATTCTTAAATCCACCCCCTCTTATTTTGGAATACTTGATCGTCGCTGGTGGCGGCGCAGGCGGTGGAAACCTTGGTGGCGGTGGTGCTGGTGGTGGTTATCGCACTTCGACTGCTTATTCATTCGCCAGATCAACCAACTACGCTGTTCAAGTTGGTGGCGGTGGCTCGGGCTCAGGTGGAGCTGGTACTCAAGGAGTCAATTCTTATTTTGATGTAATTACTTCAGCAGGTGGTGGTATTGGCGGTTATGATTCACTAGACAACGCGACAACTGGCGGATCAGGCGGCGGTGCAGGTGCAGGAAGTCTTACCGTTTTATCTGCTAAAGCTGGAAACACTCCTAGCGTAAGTCCATCTCACGGAAACGCTGGTGGAGTCAATTCCCTCGGTGGTGCTAACCTATCTTCAGCTGGCGGTGGCGGTGGTATCGGTGCAGCAGGTGGTAATGGTGGTGCCAACGTCGGCGGCTCAGGTGGAGCTGGTTCTTCTAATTCAATCTCAGGCTCATCTTTATTTTATTCAGCAGGTGGTGGCGGTGCTACTTTCTCGACAGTTACTAACGGCTCCGGCGGTTTGGGTGGATCGAGCATCGGTGGTAATGGCTCAATCACTACGAGCTTCCCAGTAGCAGGCGGTAATGGAACATCAGGCCGAGGCGCAGGCGGTGGCGGTGGTTCGAGAGGATCAGGCGCAGGTGGCAATGGTGGTTCGGGTGTTGTAATTCTTAAATATCCAGACAATCTAAATATTACAATCGGCGCAGGTTTAACAGGTTCAACAGGCGCACCTTCAGGCGGTTTTAAGGTGACAACAATTACTGCTGGCGCAGGGAATGTGAGCTGGACATAATGGCACACTACGCATTCTTAGATAAATCTAACATCGTCACGGAAGTCATTACTGGCATCGATGAAACAGAACTAATCGAAGGACTAGATCCTGAGACTTGGTACGGCAATCTCAAAGGCCAGACATGCAAGCGCACTAGTTACAACGCCAAAATCCGTTATAACTATGCAGGCATTGGATACACCTACGATCCGATCGATGATGCATTCATCGCACCCGTCCGATGCGATCATCCAGAATTAACCCTTAACTATCTAAAGCGATGGGAGTGTGCAACCTGTGAAGCCGCGCTTGAGCAAGTCAGCGATCCAACTGCGTGAGCAGATAGACGATGCATTCCCAGATAGAGATCGAAATTCGGACGGCTGGATCGGTGATACCCGACACGCTGCTCGCAAGTCTGATCATAATCCAGATGTACAAGGATGGGTACGCGCCATCGATGTTGACCGCGACCTTGCTGGCAAAAAAGGAAAGCCCGATATCATGCCTGACTTGGTCGATCAGATTCGAGTCCTTGCAAAATCTGGCGATAAGAGGATCAGTTACATCATCTTCGACGGCCGCATCGCCTCATCTAAAAAGGCTTGGGCTTGGCGTCCTTATGATGGGATCAATAAGCATAATCATCACGCGCATATCAGCTTTACTATTAAGGGCGACGAAGACAGTTCATTCTTTAATATCCCGATGATAGGTGGAAACTAAATGGAACAAGCAAAATCACTAGCAGCATCATGGGCTCGATCATTCTTGGCCGCTGCCCTCGCGCTATACATGGCAGGCGTAACAGATCCTAAGACCTTAGCGATGGCAGGCGCGGCAGCAGTAGCACCAGTCATTCTGCGCTGGCTCAATCCTAAAGATGCTTCATTCGGAGTCGGAAAAGAATGACTCAAGAAAACTTCTTCACCCTTTACTTCGCCAGCCTTGCCGTTATCGGTGGCCTTGCAGGTTATGTCATCACGCATTTACTGTCTGAAATTAAGCGACTAAACTCGCGTGTCGATGAGATTTACAACATACTCTTAGAGCGATAATTTCAACCATGGCACGCAAGAAGGTTATCGATCTCGATACTTACTCACAGCTTGACGCATGGGCTATTAGCCTGCACGAGATGTATCGCGCACTACGCAAGGCAGGTTTCGCAGTTGATCTGTGCCTAGCAATCATTACAGATCGAGACGCTTACCCTGATTGGATCTTGCCATCGATCCCTGACCGAGTGGATCGCCTACCCTACGAGGACGACGACGAGGATTAATGAAGCGCATAGTCATAGTGAGCGACCTACAGGTACCGTTCCACGATAGACACGCAGTTAAGAATCTAGCCAGTTTCATTAGTAAGTTCAAGCCGCACGAGGTAGTGACCATCGGCGACGAGATAGATTTTAATACCATCAGCAAGTGGAGCGAAGGGACACCAGAAGCCTATGAACAGACTCTGGGAGATGATCGCAATGAAGCTGTTCAGGTACTTTACGACTTACAAGTAACACAGATGATCCGGTCTAATCATACGGATCGACTTTACAACCAGATCATGAGGAAGATTCCCTCATTCCTTTCATTGCCAGAACTTAGGTTCGAGAAGTTTATGCAGCTCGATGAACTAGGGATCACCTTTCATAAGAAGCCCTATAACATCGCGCCTAACTGGATTGCAGTTCATGGCGACCACACCCCTATTAAGTCACAGGGCGGTCTCTCAGCCCTTGAGGCGGCCCGTAGGCATGGGAAAAGCGTTATCTCAGGGCATACACACAGGGCAGGGCGTTCGTCCTTCTCAGAGGCCTCTGGGGGCCGTATAGGGCGTGTCTTGCATGGCGTAGAAGTGGGCAACCTTATGGACTTTAGCAAGGCCAGTTATACGAAAGGGTCTGCCAACTGGCAGCAGGCATTCGCCATCATGTACGTCGAGGGCAAGAACGTCCAGGTGGATTTAATCTACGTCGAGAAGGACGGCACGTTCGTCGTGTCCGGCAAACGCTATGGACGACCTAGATAATCGTTATCGTTTCGTTATCTTAAATCCCTAGAATTCCCCCTTAGGGCGTGAGACAGTTAAGCCATCGACGAAGGGCGTCGATAGAAGGGCTTAAATATGTTCGATCCATCAGTAGGCGACGCAGTAGTAATGATCTTATTAGCTGCGCTATATTTCCACCTTGGCCGCACCGTTGGCCATCGAGTAGGTTATCTCAAGGGACGCAAAGCGGTCCAAACTTACTACGACAAGAAGGAAAGGGTGAAAGTGTGAAAGCTAGTGATTTCCTCACAGAAGCAAAGGCAACAATACAAGACCGTGGAATGGACTACGGTCACCCGTCGGACAATATGTCCAGAACAGCATGCCTCTGGTCTGCATTCTTACAAATGCCTATTACTGACTATCAAGTGGCATCATGCATGGCATTGGTCAAGCTCGCACGAAGCATGGAGTCTGCAAAGGTCGATACATACATCGACGCTGCTGCCTATCTTGCAATAGCTGGACAACTACACACAGAGGAGAATGAGCTCTATGTTTAATCTTGAAGATTACGAGACAGTAGAAGAAAGACTTATAAAGTTTTGGAAAGACCATCCAGATGGCCAGATTCATACTAAGTTGCTAGACCAGAGCTCTGGTCGCTTTATTGTTGAGGCTGCGATCTATCGCACCGAGGCAGACGGCAGGCCATGGACTACTGGGCTCGCAGAAGAAACTGTGCAAGGTCGAGGCGTTAACGCTACATCAGCACTGGAGAACTGTGAGACATCTGCAATCGGTAGAGCCTTGGCTAATGCAGGCTATGCAACTAAGGGCAAGCGAGCAAGCCGTGAGGAGATGACCAAGGTGGCAACAGTCAAGAAGACCGAGGCAATTATTGACGAAACAAAAGCCAAGATGCTCCAGACATCTGGCGAATACATTCCAGTAGTAAAGGAAGAGGATCCATGGATTATCAAAGCATCGACTATGCCGCCCACAATGGCGGAAGCTGTATCGACGGTGAAAGAGATCATTGGCGGCCAGACCGAGAAGGATATCCCTCATTGCAAGCATGGTGAGATGATGTGGAAGACTGGCACTACTAAGGCAGGCAAGCCGTGGGGCCACATGAAGTGCAAGGCAGCCGTCACGGGTGAGATTGGTGGTCGATGCGAGTCGCCTAACGATGTTATCTGGTACGAGATCGCTCAAGACGGATCATGGCAACGCCAGAAGGTCAGAGCATGAACGCGGTCCTAGACTATATCTTCACAGCTTACGCAGGGGTAAGTAATTGCACCTATTGCGATGTCTTTACACATGTAAATGAATGGGCAACGCCTGACGGTGCGCTTCTAGTTTGCGAACAATGCGAGATTACTAAACGATTTGGAGAGTACTGATGGGACGCTTACAGTTTCAGAATCAAGATGGAGAGTGGGAGTCATTCCCTACAGAGGACGAGATTCATCGATCGAAGGAGATCATTGCAATCTTAGAGGAGTTTACCTTTACGACTAGATGCTGCTTATGCAATGAGGCAATACCTTACAAAGACATCAAAGTGAACCTCACTAATAAGAGCTGGTCCTGTTCTAAGTGCCACGCGGTCAATGGCCTCTCAAAGCCGTAAGTATCGAGGATTCTCGACTGAGCGCGTAGTCGCCCGTTACCTTTCGGAATGGTGGCCACATGCAGACATCGGTCGAGGGGCTGGAAAAGATATCACTCATGTCCCGTTCGACATGGAAGTGAAGGCTAGATCGGCGTTCCAGCCAAAGGCATGGATCGACCAAGTAACGAAAAGGGCCGCTAAAACTGGTGGGCTACCCCTAGTAGTTGCTCGCTTGAATGGTCAAGGGGAGAAGAGTCCTGAGGACTACCTTGCATTCATGAGATTGGGCGACTTGGTCGATCTATTGCTACTTGCAGGTTACGGCAAAATGAGCGATGACCTTGATAAACTTACACCTATGAGATGCAGAATGTGTGGGGCATGGAGCTTCATCGATACATGCAGAACATGTGAGGTCGATCCAGATGCCAACCTATGAGTTCGAATGCGATAACGAGCATTGTGAGAGCAACGCAAGGATTGAGAAGTGGATGTCAATCCATGAGCCTCATGATCTGGAATGCCCATTCTGTCATTCATCGATGAGCAAGGTCTATTCAAGTGTAGGCGTAAGCTTTAAGGGGACAGGCTTCTACAGTACGGACAATCGATGAGTTATGCACACCTGTGGATAAGTAGGTGCAGAAACGTCACACTACGCTTACGACACGCCCATGTTATACACATGCTTGACACGGCTGGTACTCTCAGGGCTAGAGCCCATCAGGGGCTCAGGGCAAGCCTGAAAGGCGAAGCTTGCCTGTTAGCCATCGCTATTGGGATATCTCTATCTATAGCTATGCCCCTAGATGCAGAGGCGAACAACCTTAGTATTAAGTACGTTAAAGACTTAGCAGAGAACAGTTAACAGATAAGCAAGAAGCATGTCATCACGAGATTGTATATAGAGAATCATCATGGAATCCAAAGGCTAAGAATGGTAGCCATTACGGGTTATACCAAGGTAAGTCTAAGAGCTTAAAGAATGCTTCAACTGTTAAACAGTTCTGGTGGTTCTGGCATTATGTAGCCCATCGTTATGGAGTTACAGAGTACGATGAGCCTAACTACTGTGGTGCATTGCATCATCTAAAGACTAAAGGATGGCAATGAAAGATCCTAGAGATAGCAGAGCTTACAGAGCTAGACGCCTTGAGGTGTTAGCTCGTGATCAGTGGACCTGCTTCTATTGCATGCAACCAGCTACAACAGTCGATCACGTGATACCAATTGTCCAAGGCGGTGATCCTCTGGCTTATGACAATCTGGTGAGCTGTTGTCTGATTAAACTCGATAGGGGTAGCCGCTAGAGATCCCACGACACCGGTGCGATCCTTAAACTCTGCGGTGCCATCTGTGCGGATGAAGAACGCACCCTGCTCTGCGAACTCGGCCGCTTTCAGGGCTGCAAGGGATGTTCGAGCTGTGCCCGGATCTGCCTGGAC